GATGCCGATGACTCCACGATTGTTTCTGACATCCTTCTAGCCCGCCATGGGGCACTAGAAAAACCAATCTGGGATGGAGCCCCGAAAGATATTGCAGGAATCGACCCTAGCTACACCGAAGGAGGAGACCGCTTTGTTTTCACACACATGAAGTATGGCAAGCTGATCAGCGGGAAATGGGCGATAGCGGTGGAAAAACAGTATGTCCTTAATAGGAGAGCGGGGTCTCAAGAAGACTTCCAATACGAGATGATCCAGCAAATCCACGATCTTTCTCTTAAATTGGGAATACCGAATCAATGGATGGGGGTAGATGCTTCGGCGGGTGGAATTTTCTGGTCTATTGGAGAACGCGAACTCCTAAAGGGTTGGCATTCAGTGAGTTTTGCGGGCGCAGCGTCAGATCTTCCTGTCAGCGCCCAATACGCCATGAGGAACGAGGTCACAGGAAAACCTCAAGTCGGCAAGGAATTGTTCCACAACATGGCAAGTGAACTCTGCTTTGCCGCACGATATTTCCTAGAATGTGAACAACTCAAGGGAATTACCCCTGATCTGGCATGGGAAATGACTCAAAGGAAGTATGTGCGTCGAACACGAAAGATCATCATTGAGTCCAAGACCGATATGAAAAAGCGGATTGGTAAGTCTCCCGACTTATTTGATTCATTTGCTGTCGGATTGTTTGTTGCCCGTAAAGTATTCGGGGCTATGGCTGGCAGTGAGGCGATTGAAGAAAAGAAACGGCTCAATAAAGAGACATTCAAAAAACTCAAACAAGCCTTGACTATAAAGAAGAATTGGTAGATTCTATTTGCCATTTATGGCTCAACTACCGATTGCGGAGGCGGATATCTGCGTGTTTCAAGGTGCCACCTTCAATCAAACTTTATTTTATGAAACGGGTGAACCTTCGGCTCCCGTGGATCTTACTGGCTATACAGCAAAGATGCACATTCGGTCAAAGCCCGAATCCAAAGCACTAATTCTTGAATTGTCTACAACCAATGGTAGAATCATATTGAATGAAACTACAGGATCTATTAGACTATTTATTTCGGCGTCCGACACCGCCTCCCTCTCCGTCTGTGATAAAGCCGTATATGACCTTGAGCTTTATAGCGGGGCCGTCACAACCCGCATCCTGCAAGGCAATGTTATCATTTCACCAGAGGTCACCCGTTAAATGAGCAAGATCTGTATTCCCATTCCATCCAGCAGCGTTATTGGTGTTTCGTCAACTCCGATAGAAACCCCAAGCGTTAATATCCTTCGTGTTGAGCCATCTATCACTTGGCTGGTTGGAGGGGGGTCAACAAATCTGGATGGACTTAATACAGTCAGTGGAACCTATGCTGTCGGCATTGTTATTTTTTTAGTTATAAGTGGAATTCCAGCTATTTATCAGCTAACATCTGGAACTGATGCTCAAAATTTGCCATTTGTAGTTAGACCCAATGATTACGATAGCCAAACTGGAACAAAGCGTGTTTGGAAGCGATTAATGTAAAATGAAATATATTCTATCACTTATTATCAGTGGAACTTTAGCTTTTTCTGGCTTCGGGCAAACCCGCAACGTTCTTGTAGACACAAATAATCGTGTAGTTCAGCCAACCAATTTTTGGAGCGCCGATGCCTCCAATGCTCGCGCTGGATTAGGATTAGGAACCGCCGCCACCAACGCAGCAACCGCATTTCAACCAGCTTCAACTGCGCTTTCCAATCTTTCTACTGGATCTTTTATAATTGCCCTCACTAATGGCGGCACAGGAGCCACCAACACCGCAACAGCAAGAACCAATCTTGGATTAGGATGGTCTGCACTCACGAATACCAACGCCGCGAATTTCCGCAATGCTATTGGGCTTGGAGTAACAAATATTCCAGTATTTGAAAACGGAGTTAATGCGCCAATTCTAGATTCTTCACTAAATCTTGTTTTAGATGTGGAAAATTACGGACTTTATAGCGCAGAACTTTCTAATACTATTATTGATTTTAGTGGAACAAATGTTGTTTTTCGCGCACCACTTTTATTTTTTACAAATACTCATGCCAGCGCAAGCAGAACCAATCTTGGATTGGGCTGGCCTGCACTTACCAATACAGATGCCACAAATTTCCGCAATGCCATCGGGCTTGGAACCACAAATGATGTGGTGTTTAACGCTATTATTGGAGGCACCTCAACAAACAATTTTATTCAATTAGATAATGGAGAATTTAATGGATCTTGGTCATTTGTTAGTGCGGTTGCTTTCGATCAACCAGCGCAAACCCGCACAAATCTCGGCCTTCCTTGGAGCGGGCTAACCAACACCAACGCCGCAACATTCCAAACAGCACTATTTGGTTCTAACACCAATCCAGTTTTGGTAAACACCAATGGAGAGGTGGTAAGCCCTACCAATTTCTGGGCAGTAGCCCCGATATCCACAACTGTCCAATATCAGACAAATGTTACTGGAACATCAACAAATGCCGCCACAAATAGCCGCAACCTATTCTTGTTCAGTCTTTCTCCTTCGGTATCGGGAATTACCAATACGGTGACATTACCCACGAATCCCGCAACCACATTTGAAGGAGATAGAGCTACTATTGCCCATCTTGCCAATTCAACCAATGCAGTGACGGCAATTAGGCAATTGGGCGCAGCAACCAATCTGATCACACTCAACCAGCTTGATGAGACCGTTCTGTTGATGTATCGAAGCGGAGCATGGAGATTGGCCGACAACATCTCTTATGTTGAGCCCATCTTCTTTTCTGGCACCAACGCAGCAGCCAACGTGGCGGCAAGCAGAACCAATTTAGGATTGGGCGCGACTTGGCTAACCAACAACAATGTCACCAACTTCCGCGCGGCGATTGGTCTTGGAACCACAAATGATGTGGTGTTTAACGCTATTGTTGGAGGCTCTTCAACAAACAATTTTATTCAATTAGATAATGGAGAATTTAATGGATTGTGGTCATTTACTGGTGCGGTTACTTTCGATCAACCAGCGCAAACCCGCACCAACTTAGGCCTCGGCGCAACATGGCTAACCAACACCAACGTCACAAATTTTCGCACGGCGATTGGGTTGGGGGTAAGCAACGCCGTTATATTTGAGCAGTTATTTGCAACGGATACCGTAGAAATTGGCTCCTCAACAAACACGATTCAAATTACAACAGAGGCCATTGAGTTTGGTCATAGCGGTATCGCCGCCGCCACCCGCACCAACCTCGGTATCCCGCTCGCCGCACTCACTAACACAAATAACGCCAACTTCCAAGCAGCAGTGTTTGCCACGAATTCCGACCCGACAAATGCGGGAAATTTTAACAACCATGTTGCTTGGATGGAGGTTACCGTACAAACCAATGGCAGTAACGTTAGCTTCCGCATTCCACTATATAAATGACCAACTACTGGAGACTTGAGAGAGATATTGAAATCGTCCAAGGAAAGACATGGACGGCGAAGTTTCGTTATCTGACCAAGTCCTGTAAGGGCAAGTCTAATATTCCCGTCAATCTTTCGGGCTACGGGGCCAACATGGTGATTCGGGAATGCGCGAAGGATAGTGCTACTTTGCTTACACTGACCTCTGGAGGCGGGATCACATTGGGCGGGAGTGCGGGCACCATCGAAATCGAAATCACCGCTACACAGGCCGCAAACCTAACAGCAGGCGACAACGTCTACGAAATCGAACTCTACCAAGGCTACACCTATATCGCATTCGCCACTGGTAAAGCCAAGGTCTATCAGGAGATCGCCCGATGAGCCAAGAGGTCATTGAGATTACAGAAAGGGAGATTGAGATTATTGAGGTGGTGGAGCGGGGTCCGCTGGGACCAGTCGGCCCACAGGCCAACATCAACTACACAGTAGTTACTAGCCCACAAACGCTATCTAACTCGCAAAATATCGCAGCCGATACTTCTGGTGGGGCTTTTACGCTTACCTTGCCCGCAAGCCCGAATGCTGGTGATTCCATTGATATCTTCGACTACTCGGAAACCTTCGATACCAATCCTCTGACCATCGCCCGAAACGGGGAAAGAATCGAAAGTTTGGAAGAAAATTTAATCTGTAACGTCGAAGGAGCCTACTTTACGATGATCTATACGGGATCGACCCGTGGATGGCAGATTCTTCCTCGCTATGGAACTTCTGGAGGCGGCGGAGAAACCGTCCTGACAACACAGGGTGATACTCTGTATCGGGGTGTCGGGGTCAACGCCCGCCTGCCAATCGGGACGGCTGGACAGGTTCTTAAAGTAAACAGCGGAGCCACGGCCCCAGAATGGGGAACAATCTCCACAGCACCCAGCGGCCCCGCAGGCGGAGACCTTACAGGAACATACCCCAATCCTACTTTAACTACTACAGGGGTTGGCGCAGGAACCTACACCAAAGTCACTGTCGATACCAAGGGACGAGTCACTACGGGAACTTCCGCAACCAAAGCGGACGTTGGTCTTGGCAATGTCGATAACACAAGTGATTCCGCAAAACCCGTCTCAACAGCAACCCAGACCGCGCTAGATCTCAAGGCCAATCTGGAATCTCCCGCGCTCACAGGAACACCGACAGCACCGACTGCTGCTGCTGGAACTGATACCACCCAGATTGCTACTACGGCATTTACTTTAGCAAATCGCGGAGACCGATATCTCACAACTTCCACAACCTCCCATTCACTAACCACTGGATCTAAGACGTTCACCGTCCAATCAGGACTCAGCTACACCCCGACACAGGACGTTACCATTGTATACGATGCATCCCGACACATGCATGCTTTTGTTACCAGCTATTCTGGAACATCGTTGGTGGTTAATGTCGATACCGTGGAGGGAAGTGGCGGGCCATTCACAGCTTGGACAATCAATGTGGGCGGGCTTCTTACGGCGCAAGGTGCGCTTTTAGAGGTTAACAATCTTTCCGATGTCTCAAATCCCGCAACCGCATTAACTAATATCGGAGGTGTTCCAACATCCCGAAGCATTAGTGCTGGCACAGGATTGACTGGCGGTGGAGACCTCACAGCCAATAGAACTCTCGCTGTCAGCTACGGAACCACCGCAGGAACAGCGGCAGAGGGTAATGATGCGCGATTGTCGGATGCGAGGACGCCAAGCAGCACCCTCGCGCACAAAGCCTCTCACG